TAAGCGGAGGAGGACGTATAGTTCCAGTCACCTCGACCGTGTACGCAGCGTCCGGAGGAGGCCCGACGATAATCGTCTGGTCCGTAATCATCGCGTAATATTGAGGTATAGAAGGTATCGTGGGGGCCGTTTCTATACCCCAGACTGCGTCCATCCACTCTTGCGCGACCGGGACTAACTGATTCCTAATCGTTGTCGTACCAACGGGCGTGAATACATTGACACTCTCGGAGACAACGAATTCCTGAGGGAACGTGAAGTTTCGGCTGTTTGCAGTTAGAGTTCCGCTTTGGTCTCGTACAATCGTGTTTAGGAAGTCGAAGTCGCGGTTAATACGTAACTCAGCATCGTTGATAATCGACGGCAGAATCTGCACAAAGTTGGGTTCTGTCGTTTCCGTGGGTATAAGATTTGCAATTGTTGCGACGTAATCGGTGTAGTTCATGGCGCTGACAGGTGACCGAACATCTCTACTATGCCATCATGCTCCGGGTGTACGTAGTCGAGCCTGGAGTGCGCGGCAGAGTAACATGGAGTTACAAATGGCTGATAGGCAGAGCTACATGACCCCGTAGACATCAGGCTATATAGGTCAATAAACGGCATTGGCGAAATATCACCGATAACTCCAGTAGCAACATATTCCATTATCCTTGAAACAGTCCAAGGTCTCTGCGCGTTAATTCCGGCGGCAGACTCGGGAGGAGGGTCGGAGGCCAGCACCACATTGGCACCTGTGGCCTTTATCATTGGTACTAACACCTCAAGAGCATTCCAAAATGGAGTTCCATTGTAGTCCGATGAACAGCAAGAGCCTGAAACAGCGTCATTGAGTCCAATTTGCACTATAACTGTATACGGAGCATTGAGTGAAGACCACGGGATGCAGTTAATTAACGTCCCTATCGTGGCCCCAGCCGACCCAAGCATGTAAACCGGATGACCGTTAAGTACATTAGCGCCCTGACCGTATGTAGTTGAAGCCCGCTCAATAAAACTATCACCAACTAAGAAAGTAGACTGCGCTGGAGCTTTCGATATGATATGTGATATCGGGTCTGAGCGTACGCTGTTGTAATAAGAATCTGAACAAGCAGCAAATGATGAGTTTACATGAAACATGATAGCCAGAAAAAACAATGAAAATCTTATCATTGTAGTCTCATGCCCCAGATATAACTGTCTTTTGATAAACCAGTCGCATTGAAGACGATTTTACTAGTAGTAGATCCAGTATCCTCACACGATATTCGTATGTTTCCGACTGGGCTTGCTATAATCCCCGACATCGAAACAGAAGATACATACTGAGACGCTACGAGAACGCGAATATAGGCGCTATCTATCGTTGTGGTTCCATCCCACAGTTTGCAATATAAATTAGCGGCACCGATTGTATTTATAGAAACTATCGATCCACTTGCAAACCACGTACCGCTGGAACCTTGAGCCATACTTGGACCATCAAAAAATGTGTTTGTACTACTGATTGATACATCGCCGCTTAGAATATTGCTGGAAGTAGATATATTAGTAGATACGGTAGTCCAAGTCATCGCCGTAGAGCCGCCGCCCTGCGATGTTAGGACTTGACCGGCTGATCCCACTGTTATAGGAAGATTGAAATTATAAGTACCCGCCGCAGATGCCGGTTGAATGGTTACAACACCGCTAGTTACTCCGGACAACCCAACCTTACCGGTAGAAGTACCCGCCACGCCAATAACCGGAGTCACCGTTATGGCTGGGACGCCCGACGCATTAGCGTTCAGGATGCCTCCGTTTGCAGTAGCCAAGCCAGCGATAACATTCGCTGAGCTTGAATACAGCATCTGATTTATCGTGGTGGTCGCTGGATATGTCGCTGTAGACCACGCTGGGGTTGCGGTCGATCCAGACAGAAGCACCTGATTAGCCGTTGCAGTACCAGAGAGAATGTTAAGCTTACTGGCATCAGACCATACAATACCGCCGTTTGATGCCGTAAGGGCATTATTCGTGCCACCGTTTGCGAGGGCCTTCCCTGCGAGAGTATCAGTTACAGCGGGGAGCGTAAGCGTTCCACTGGCTACAGCGGCCGGTGTAATAGTGGTCGTTCCGCTTGTGTTACCGGAAAGCTTCAACTGACCTATTGTGGAGCCGCCCTGCCCAAGAGTTAGGGCTCCAGACACGATAGTTGCGTTTGTGTTCCCACCGACTTCGTTAGTGCTGGCGGCATAATACGCTAATTGGGTCGCAGTACCAGAATCGACCGTACCACTACCGGCAACGGTGGCCCACGAGGCATTACCAGAGCCGTCCGTTTCTAGGAACTGCCCATTCGATCCAGCGCTGGTCGGTAATTTAAGTGTCCATGTGCCGGCGGCATCAACAACAGAGAGGGTGACCGTCCCGCTGGTCGTCCCGACAAAGTTCAGGGCTCCGGTCGTGGTAGCGGCAATGCCGATAGTAGGGGTGGCCGTGAAAGCCGGACCAGACCCGGCCAAGACCTTGCCTGCGGCCCCAGTCACCGTAATGTTTCCTGTCGCGGTCGTAATAGCGAGAGGTGAAGAGGCCGTTACAACAGGGGTCCCACTAGAGGTCCCCCATGTCACCGTAGGTGTGCCAGCGGCGGCTTGTGGGGTGATAGTCACAGCCCCTGAAGAACTTCCCTCAAGGATCAGTTGGCCTATAGTGGTGCTCGCCAGACCCAGCGTGAGCGCTCCGGCGCTGATATTGGCGTCTATATTACCGTTGACGACGTTAGTGGATCCTCCGTAATAAGCCAGTTGCCCAGCTACACCTACGGTAACCGTACCGGAACCGCTAATTGTGTTACACCCGAAGGCATGGGTGCTCGTATTATACGTGAGAGCCTGCTGCGCTGCCGAACAACTCCCTACAGGCTGTCCCGTAGGCGCCGCAGAACCACCAGTCGCATTGAGCAACAGGTTATCTGCTGATATAGCTGCGAGGGTCGTCGTAATAGAGTTACATCCGAATCCCGTCGCGGAGGTCCACGTAAGAGCACTATTGGCTGTGCTACAAGACGGAACCGAGAGCGCGGTAGGTACGGCACTTCCCCCAGTCCCGTTTCCAACAACAGTATTCGCCCCTATAGAAGGAAAGTCCCCTATCACGATTGCACGGAACGCTGGGGTCGTAGCGCCCCCGGAGGTCGGACCGGCCCAGAACGTGTTGGCGCTCTCGTTGGCGCTCGTAATCGCGATAGTACCCGAGGTCGTTATGGGATTCCCGGAAACCGAGAAGATAGCCGGGGCCGTAAGATCAACGGAGGTTACGGTTCCGGTTCCAGCCGCAGAGGCCCACGAAGGGACACCTGAAGAGTTCTCCGACAGAACCTTGGTCCCACTGGCGTTACCAGTTAGACTCGTCCAACCGGACGGACCTCTATATATTACAGTCCCGGCACTAGACCCATAGAGGAAGTCGAATAACGTGCTCGCAGTCGTCCCAGTTGGTACCGCCGTAGATCCCGTGGGATTGGCGCAAAGCTCTCCCGTCGTGAATTGCCCAGTACAGGCGGCGTAGGCTGAAGATGGCAGGATGAGAGAAAGGACAGCAAGAACGAACTTTAGTTTCACGTCTGGTACCAACTCGCGCCAGTTACAGGGAAGGGATTTATCGTAACCCATCCATATGCGTTATCTATGACGATACTAGATTGACCGTCACACAATTGCCCACCAGTGAACGTAATTGTAATGTTGTTCGTCGCCGCATCTCCCTTGCCGTCCTTTATAAGAACAGGAAAAGGATAAGACATGAGACTTGCCAGCGGAGCTACAATCGAAGTCGGAGAGCCAATGGTTTTATCGACAACAATACGAGTATCTGTCGCCAGCATATTATACGTAGCACCGGCTGTAACGAGAGTCGTCTCAAGAAACGGAAATGCGCCGAAGAAACCAGCAAGTTGCGCCGTCGTGACGTTATAGGAGTCCCCAAGAGCGGCGTTCCCAGGAGAAACGATATACATAAGCTCACCGCCCGTAAACGGGATATTAAGTGAATTCAAAGATGTGAGTCGTCCGTCTAGCGGGGTTTTATTGACCATTACTATTCCGGCTCTTTTGGCTGATACGTTGGGTCAATTGCCTTCTTAATGGCGGTCGCCAAACCGGGGATGACGATGATTTTATCTACCCGGTCCTCGATTAGCTTAATCTGCCCCGGCGTAAGTGCGATAGCCTTCTGCGCCTTGATTCTATCTGCGAATGCCTTCCACCCCTCCTGCGCCGGCATCGGCGGCATCGGGGTCTCGTCGCGACGAATCGAAGTGAGAACGGTGTATATTGCGCCGCCAATCGTGAGTTCTAAGCACTTAGCGCACGTAGGATCTAGGTCTTTTCCTTCCGCTGTCCAGTCTCCGGGGTCGTGCGTCGTCGGATCTTTCATGGTCTTGCCGTCAACCGTGATCTGCGTAGTCATATCAATGGGGTCGGCGTGGCAATAGGACACACTCAGCAACAACCCAATAATAAGGCCAATAGCTCCGTGGGCTAATCTATCAACGATAAGCACCCACATCTTCCAACGAAATTCTCGCATCAAAACACCGGAATCCATCCAACCGTACTCCCGTCGCTTTCAGTAATCGTGAGCCACTTCTGAATCGTCGTGTGCGAACCAACAGGACCGACACTGCTCATTGCGGTTGCTACATTGCTGTTGGCGGCGAAGGCGCCGGTCGTACCTATCTCGATAATGCCACTTGAGTTTCCAAGCACTAGAGGGTTTGCACCGGCCTGAAACGCCAACCCACCAGTGCTGGTTCCTACAGTCGATATAATAGCCTGCCCAGTGCTTCCGGTACCTGGAGTTACGTCGAGTCTCTCAGTTATTGTAGCCGCTGCGCCGTGTATAACAAAACCAGCCCCATTGCCCCCGCTGTTTACAACAAACAGTCTAGCTCCACCTCCAGTACCTACTTGAATATCCAAGTCCTGCGTATCAGGTCCGCGAATTGCAGCGTTATTAAATGTCATATGTCCAAAATCTAAACCGTAATTAACGGCAGATGTTCCTGTTTTTGCAGCACCTATCAAAGAACCTGTAGAAGCAATTCCATGATCTCCACCATTTTGTCCAAAACAATACCCGCAAGCTAATGTATTGGTTCCTCCGGCCTGAATTCCGACTACATAACCACCGCTATCAGTAGACGCAGCAACAGCATTGTTTGAAGTTATAATGACCTTCATGCCATACATAAGTTTGGCAGAAGCGCCGGTAGTTATAGCTACATTGTTTTCTTGAACAGAGTTTTCTACCCAATTTGTTGCCCCGCTATTCAAAAGAGATTGCGGATTTATTGCAAATAACGAACCACGTTCTGTACCAGATCCGCCTCCATCATTAGCAGATGCTGCCGCCCAAATATTTGAAGAAACATAGAAGTTATTCGCTGAGTTTCCTGTGGCGTGTTGCATAACAAGATATGACTGAAAGTTAACAACGCCCCCAGTAAGAGACGCGCTATTCATTATTGTTTGAACTTGAAGATTACCGTTCCCATTCAAAGCAGTAGATGCTAAACTGTCATTAGATACAAGCAACGAGTTGGCAAAACACCCAGGTGTTCCCGAGCACGTCCCACTAATAGTTCCATTCCAATATATTTGCGAAGTACCTGAGGAAGTTGAAGTAGATATTACTGAATTACCAGTAAAGTGTAGGCCATTCGGCAGAATGCAAGCGCCAGTGCAGGCAGAAGAATCTTGTACCTGCGTAGGCCCTGGACCGCCGACGACAAGGTCACCAACAGTAATAGACCCTGGGATAACGGATCCGTAATCCGTTTTCTTCTGAAAAGCTGCATTCAACTCACTTGCCGTCAATGGCTGACCGGGAACAAACCCACCACCAGATTGAGCATTAGCCCCGAACGAAACCAATATCGACAGTAGTCCCAAAAATCTACAGAACATCTGGACCATCTAGTTTACTAACATCGAGTTCGAACCCATAAGGAGGTGGAGTCCCATAAAGTGACGTAGGATACTGAAGTATCAGAGGTATCTCGCCGGATTGGTCACAGAGTATCAGTTGAGGACCGGCTGCCCATGGTGGACCACCTGGATCCCCATCCTGCGCAATCATAACCGTATATTCTTCGTAGGCGAAGTCTGGCACGCGGGCGTTGAGAACTGGATAAGGGTCTGGCGGCAGAACTATGGACCGCAGTTGTTCCTGTACAACATCCAAACAATTGTTACCGGTGCAAACCAAGACGCGAGTATTAAAAATTCGCGTGCCGCCCCACTCTTCCTGCCATTGTAAATCTCTCAAATTAAACCAGAAGCCGCAACGATCACATTGACCAAAGGCTTGCGGATTGTTTGGATCAACTATCGCGTACTTGCCGTGCGGCCTCAAGTGCGGCTCTCGATGTATATTATCGGCATATGATTTAATTCCTAAAAAACCCGGTTAGATCCGGGTTGATATACATTGGCGTGTTCTCAAATTGCTTGCTAGCCTTAGCATATGCCTCCATTGCGTCAACTTTACGAGCGGCCTCAAGTGTAGGAGCGTAGTGCCGAGACAGTCTGTGAGCTAGTCCAGCAGTCCATGCGTCTAACCACCACGCGGGTATAGCTGCTTGTCCGCCTTGGGAAAGTACTGAATCCTGCATGGTCGTGTACGCATAGTAATCGGACGTATAGGTAGCGTTGCCATCAGGAACGGGCCACAAAGTAAAAGTAGATGACAGCAATCTGTCGTGCCAGAAAACTGTGGGAAAGCCTTGATTGGTTTTATTCGCGATGCTGCTATAGTCAGTTCGACTAAACGGAAATATAAGTCTGTCTGAAGAACCATTATTTATATACATATCCAATATTTCTACTACGTTTCCTGGAACACTATACGTTGCTATACCTTGAGTCAATGGTACTGAAATTAACTCTACCGTCCAGAGAGTAAGCCCGTCTGCCACCCAATCCGACTGCATAAGGCCGGTTTCGACCTTAACAGTTTCCATGTGTTGGGCGCTGAGTTCAGTAAATCTAATTTGGCAACGGGAGAACGCATTTAGAGCCAAAGAACCGATAGTGGACTGAAAGGCATACGTCCCGCTATAGTTGGTCAACTAGATCATTCCCCCGGTTTCGCAGGCGTCTTATTCTGTTCATCCAACTGCTTAATCAACTTCTGTAATAGAGGATTGGAATCCTTCCACGGCATTTCCGCCAACTTATTCAGGATTAGGTTAGCCTCTTCAGTCGTGACCGTAAACGTATGAGGTGGCTGTGTCTGGGCTACGGCCGCAGATGCGAATGTCAGGAATACTGCTGCGTATGCTAATCTCATTTCGGCCTCTTTGTGAGCGTAAGGTGGATGTCCATGACGGCGTTGTTGTAGTGCTTGATTGCCATTTGCTGGTAGTCGTTGTTCTTGACGGTCAAATCCTGGTCCAGGGCGTAACCGTAGCTGAAGTCGAAGTCGCACTTCATGTCGTACATGCCGTGGGTCAGGAGGTTTGTTTCTCTCCAGCCCTTATTGAAGTAGAGGAAGGTCCATTCACATATAGGCGGCCACTGGTGGGACGGATCGCCGTATGCTCGCATCGAATTCCAGTGCGGGCAGACCACGACCATTTGGCCACCGTCTTTGAGGACGCGGTAGCATTCCTCCATGAACGGTACGCGCTCAGGTCCTGAAAGGTGCTCGAAAAAATGGCTTGTGTGGATTGATTCCACCGCGCCGTCGTCAATGGGCCAAGGAGTCTGCCGAACGTCCATGACATGGTCAACACCGGGACATTCGCAGATGTCGATTCCAACGTGGCCATCTGTTCTGCGCGCGCCGCAGCCGATATCGAGCCGGAGTGGGATATCGCCGTGAGCGGTTATTCTCTTCTCTGCAATTTTGAATGCCTTATTCGACTGCATAAATCATCTCCATGTTGGATTCTACCACACAATATCCGAGCCAACGTCAAAGTGGCCCACACGCACGTCGCAACTCACGGCGAATCTATGCCCGTGCTTCCTAGCGTCAAGAGCAAAGTATAGATCCTGCGTGAATACCCCCTCTGCTGCGGAGGCAGCAGATTTGAACCACGGCCTACGGAGTCGCTTATCCTTGAACAGGTCCATCCGGTAGAGCGTAAATCCCATACCGGTTCCGTTGCATTCCTGAAGTCCGCCGTCTAGGCGAGGCTTCTGAGGCTTGAAGCTGATTGGGTGCTCGTTCGGATCGCCCCATATCTGCGCTACACCTCCGGGGCCTTTGGTCCAGTACAGACCTCCAATCACGTCGAATTGTGGATTGGCCTCGGCGCACTCCAGAAGCTTCACCATTCCATCGGCCGGCGGAAGGTTGTCATGCTCAATCGTAAGGATGTACTTCCACTTGCTCAGTTCCGGATTCGTTATAACCGCGTCAACCGTTCTTTCGTAAGCCTCTCCGACTTCCATGCCTTGGGCGAAGAGTCGGCAAACCTTCTGATTCGGCGGAGAGAACATTGACCACCAAGCTGCCACTACCTTAACCGCGACACTATCTAGTGCCGGGATAATTATTACTGTTGAAAGGTCCTTATATGTGGCGGACTTATCTAGGCGCTTTCCTGCCGCTTCAAGATCGGCATTATGAGCACCTCCTATTTTATCAAAGCTTATGATCTGTGGTTGCATGATTCCTTCCTGATTACATTCTGTATGGCCATACCGCAATACCTGTACCCCCGGCCGCCGCCTTGAACGAAGCCACGACAGCGGCCCATGGAGCGCTTGAAAGTGTATAAGTAGGAGTCACCGTTGCGGCCCCCGCTGTAGTGCTCGCACTCACCGTCTCTCCACCATTGGCAACGCCGTCCATGTATGCGGTTTGAGGCCCGCTCACAATTAAGGCCCCTGACCCATCGCATCCTGCGGTGTCAAGGACCAGCTCCCCAGTCGCGCTCGTGCATGTGACAGTGGTACTGGCGCTAGACCCTGAATTATGGTTCGTGTGACTAAAGCATGTCGTCGTGTCCGAGCCAGTGACAGTGATGCTCGATGCGACCGGATAATTTGCATTTGAAAAGCTGATGACGACAGTTTGTGGACCAGCGGGCGGGTTTGCAAGCCCGAAAATGTAACAAATGTCTGGAGTCGAATCGAAGGTATTGTCAGCCACCGGAACGGTGAGACCATTATATGTTGCCGTGGCCGTATCCGCCGAAGACCCGGTCGCAAATCCATATGTTGTTATCCCTAGGGCAGTCGGTGTGCCGACTGGCGTATGCGTCCACGTAATTGATAGGACAGAAGACGCTGGTGTCGCGTTTGTTGTTTTGTCTATTGCGACGGCCATTTAGTTCACCGTCACCGAAACAGACGTATTGATGGCCGAGAAGATAGTGGCAATTGCCTGCACTTGTCGGTTGGCATTTTGCGGTTGCGGGATGGGTACGCCGAAAGACGATTTTGTTTCCAGCGTCTTTGTAAACGGATTTATCACATCTCCGCCTCCCGCCGTAAACCCAGCCAGCAACTGAAATGTATTTCCCGCATCAAATGAAATGTTGACGACAACCGACACGACTGCGGATCCGGTATCAGGCCAAGAGTTGCGCGCTGCCTCAATCTCGATTGACGATTGCCCGACCGCGAGGGACAGCTTCGGGCTCGTGTGGGTGCCCGGCTGGTAGGTCTGCGCTGGAAGAGCGACGGTCTTTCCGGTTGGGAGGGTTGCCATTGTCTGTTCTCAATAATTAAGCTGAATATAGCCGGAGCCGAACAGCGCTACATAAACGACACCTGGTACATTCATGTCGCCGTTCATGGAGGTAATCACATCAAACGTAATGCCGTTGAATTGCTGGTCACCGATCTTCTGCCACGTCGCGCAGTTATCAATGCTTGCCCAAACTCCAAGCACGCCGTTCACGGACCCGTAGATGAAAATCGTCGGGTAGCTCTGCGACGGGGCTCCAAAGCCAAACGCATAAACGTCACAGATGCTGTAAGAACCGTTGGAAACGTCCGCCCACGTCGGCCCACCATCAGTCGTCCGGTAGAACAGATTGGTGGTGTCGATTGATTGATTAGACGCGCCGCTGGTGAAAAAGTAATGCTTTGAATTATATGGGACCGCTCTGATTGTGTGGCCATTGGTGGACGTAGTAGAAAGGCTAAATCCTGGAGTGACCTTGGTCCACGACCCTCCCGTGTTTGACGTGTAGTAAATGTCATAACCATTGTTGGCAACATAGTAGTTCGCCGTCACCTTATCGGCAGCAACGTACATAGACGTTTGACCGCTACCGTTTGGCCACGCCCCTGCCGTTCCTGACGGAGTCACGTCGGTCCAAGCAGTCGCCCCGCCGTCCGTCGTCGCGTATAAATTGCCGGCAACCACGATCATACTGGTGGACGTGCTCACCGCCATGCCACCCGGTCCGAACGGGTCAGAAGGACCTGTCGGGTGATGAGCTTGCCGGGACCAGCCGCTAATCGCCGGGAAGCCCTTCGTTGTAGAAAATGAATCCTCGGCACCATCAGATTGAATACCGAGGAACGCTGGAGTACCACCCGACCAATCTATCCCTTGCCCAGGAAGAATAGTTGCCTGCCCCGATCTGGTTCCGTAAGTTGACGGAAACGGCGTTGCGTCAGGCGAACTATTGTCGATCACGAACAGATTGCGGTCCCACTGGGCTGTGCAAACATAACCCCCAGGAGGGCATATAATATCTATTGTCTGTAGACTTTCGATACCGGCGGTTTGCGACACCCAATTCCACGCCGGCCAAGTTGAACCGTCCCCAACTGTCGGCAGATTTGCTTTCCAAACACCAATGCCCTGCGGATAAAACAGGTTGTTGGAATGATCGAACTTCGGTGTCCCATCAAGAGTCAAATCGCCTGCTTCATTCGTCGCCAGCCACGGGATGTCATTTGCCACAAGGCTGGCGCGAGATTGTTTTGGCGTCCAGGTCGAACCGCCGTCTGTGCTTTGCGCTATCTGCCCAGAGTCATCGAAGATAATGACGCGCTGGGCGGTAGATGTAGAACTCGCCGGGTCTGGGGCGACCGCCCACACGAATCCGAAAGTCGAATTTGCAGACGAAAGCGCCCAGGTATTTTGCGTGAAAGCTGTCCCCGCATGAACTGTGAAATTGAACAGATTGTTACTGCCAACGGAGCTTCTTTGGTCGGAGGTGACCCAAGCCCCGCCGAACTTATCAACCACTATCTTGACGTTAACGGTTGGCATTGTTCCTGAGTATGAGCCGCCGCTCAACAGAGTCCAATTCGCTCCCGCATCAGACGAATAATAAACGCCTGTGTCGGATACGAAGCAGTAAATGCCCTGTGTCTTGCCCCCGCTGACGGCAGACGCGCGGTCAAAGGCGAATCCATAGCAACCATATCCGCTCGGAGTCGGCAGCGGCAGCTTGCTGGTGCTCAGCGTATTCCAGGTCGTGCCGCCGTCTTGCGTGTAAAAAACACCGGCAATATCGCCAAACCAGCAGACATCTGGATTCTGCGGGTCGATGGCCATCGGCGGCCCCGCCCCATTTAGAGTTCCGGAAACATCGACGTTTGACTGCGTATGAGCCGCAGTCTGTCTTGGGAATGTCCCGCCCGCATTGTCCGTCTGATTGACGAACGTCACGCCCTTGTTGGATGACTTGTACATCATCCCGGCCCACAGCATATAGATGACGTTGCTGTTGCTGGGGGCTATCCTGATTTCAAAGACACCGCATGACTCGTAGAAATTATAGATGTCCCCGCTGGCGTGGCTATACATATTCGTAAAGGAAAACGCCGGGTCGCCATTTGGTATCGGACCCGGCTTAGTCAATAGCTGCCATATACCCGTCCCTCCGGCATTGCCGGTGGACGGAGCGCTTGAGTTCCAAACATACCCACCAAAAACGTCGATCTTGCAGACCAGAGTTCCATCATCGGCGATGTCGAGATCGCGGGTAAATCCGCCACCTCCAACTTTCAAAGTCTTCCATGACAATGCCTGCATAGAGTATCCAGATATTTTCATATTTACAGAGAAACATTCATGAGGTTGCCATAGAGACTGGCGTTTGAGTTATTGCTTATGGCGTTACTGGCAATCGAGGTCGGGAAAGCAGAAGTTTGAGCTGTCAGTGCCCCATTCCAAGGAACCATAGTTATGCTTGTGGCTGTCGCTGTCTGGCCAATCAGCTTTAGATCAGTGTTGAAATTTGTCAGAACGATATTTGAAACCGACGCAAGAGTGGTGGCCGTTCCAGAGGTTGTGACAGCAGTTGCCCCCAATACTGCCAACCAGTATTCTCCGGCGGAAAGAAGCGCACTCCCAACCGGGAAGTTTGCCAGAATTAGCCCGGTTACGTTGCTAAGCAAGTTTGCTTGGCTAACGGTTGTCCCGGCACTGGAGCTTCCTCCTGCCGAGCTAAATGTGCTTGAAGTCGATGCGCCATTAGTATCAATGTTGCCGACAAATCCAATGGTATACGACTGCGCCAAAGATGCCTGAGTGGCGTTCGTAAGAACTATGCTTACGCTCTCTGTGATACCAAATGACCAAGCGTTCGACACAGCACTTGCTAATGCCGTGGAATTCGCTCCGGTTTGTCTCGTATAAAATCCAACTGTTTCGCTGTATTTCCATACATTAGAGCGCGTTCCTGTGGCGTTTGTCGATCCGGAAACGGCAGCATTTATGCTGAGACTCATAAGTCGATTCATGCGGCATACTTGAAGTTGCCCAGGAACCTCAATGTGCTGTAAATACAATGACGAATTACCAAGAGATGACGCCGAAGAGTTTGGACCAAATTCCCAAGGCTCAAACTGCGACATCGGGAGTAACGCAGAAATTGTTATGCTATTTGAATTAGAGCTAAGACTAATGTTTGTCCCGGCAAGAAGGAACGACTGAACGGGCGCGCTTACTATAAATCCGCTATTGGACGCTTCAATAGATATTGCCCCAGCACCAGCCATACTTAAAGAACGGGCGTCGTACGTTCCGCTTGTGCTTACTGTTGTATTTGAGCTTGCATACACGCCTCCAGTCTGGTTAGTTTGAGTAGGGGCGCTAATTACCCAACCAGAGTTAGAGGCGGCTACACCAACGGCTCCGCTACCAGCAATACTGATATGACTTAGGTTGTAAGTACCACTTGAGGTCCCGAAAGTGTTGGAAGAGGCGTACAGAGTACCAGTGCTTACACCACCACCGCCAGCACTTATTGTTATGGTATTTGAACTCTGTGAGAGCGTGACGTTTGCTCCGCCAGCAAAAACAACAGTTCCGGACGAGAACGTTGTGAGTGTACCAGTGGTATTTCCAGATGCACTTACGATATTGGCAAAAGCGTCTACCGTTATACTAGAACCGGCTGACGATAATGTAACCATATTACCCTGAGTTAGAGTCGATAGTGCGATTCCTGAGATGGTGATAGTGTTTGAACTCTGAGAGAGAGTAACATTATTACCTCCAGCAAATACCATCGTCCCAGAGGAAAACGTCGTTAGTGTGCCGGTAGTATTTCCGGAAGCGCTAACGATGTTGTAGGAAATATTTGCCCCAGAAATAGTAATCGTATTTGACGACTGTGAAAGTGTAATATTATTACCACCAGCCAAAACAATGGTACCGGTCGAGAAGCTTGTGGTCGTACCTGAGGTGTTTCCGCTGATCTCAATGATATTCACGCCGTCGGCGGCGGCGGCAGGGGCGCTGATAACAACAGACCCGGCAGACATACCGATAGAAACAACGCCCTTACCGGCGAAGGACAGAGACCTTGCATCTACCGTACTGGACGAAGATTGGGCTGTGCTCTGTGAGGCGGCGTATATGCCAACGGACTGGTTCGTCTGAGTCGGCGCCGAGATTACCCAACCGGAGTTGGAAGCCGCAATAGAAATAGCCCCAGACCCAGCGATAGAGATCGTACGGGCATCGTACGTACCGCTTGATGTTCCGAACGTATTGGACGATGCATACACGCCGCCGCTTTGGTTTGTCTGCCCTCCAGCTGCCCCACTAATGACAAGTGAGCCTGCCTGCATACCAACGCTGACGTTTCCCGCACCTACAATAGACAGAGACCTTGCATCAACTGTCGAGCTTGAAGACTGACCAGTGGTTTGTGAGGAGGCATAAAGACCCATCGACTGGTTAGTCTGAGTCGGAGCACTAATCACAAATCCAGAATTGGAAGCGGCCACAGAAACAGCCCCGCTTCCGGCTATGCTTATGGTGCGAACATCAAACGTACCGCTGGAGGTTCCAAATGTGTTAGAAGAAGCATAGGCACCGCCAGTATCATTAGTTTGGACAGGAACCGAGATGATAAACCCTGAGTTCGAAGCAGCAACAGACGCGGCGCCACGGCCAGCAATACTCAACGACCTCGCGTCGTAAGTTCCAGAGGAAGTTCCAAATGTATTACTTGAGGCATACACTCCGCCAGACTGATTCGTCTGCACCGGAGCGGAGATGACGAAACCGCTGTTGGAAGCAGCGATACTGACAGCGCCAGAACCGGCGAGACTCAGGGTACCGGCATTGTACGTTCCGGAAGACGTTCCGAACGTATTTGAGGAAGCGTAAAGATTCCCAGTTCCGGCCGCAGCATTCGCACCGGAAACCGTAATCGTAACACCGCCAGCATCCGTAGACTGGCTGAGGGTCACATTGTTACCGCCAGCCAAAATAAGTTGATTGGCAACGGTCTTCGTTACACCGGCCGTATTACCGATGTTGGAGACACCGGCCGCGAATCCTGCACCACCGGCCCCGCCGATGATACTTACGGAGTTCGAGGATTGAGAGAGAGTGATATTGTTTCCGCCAGCTAGAACAAACGTCCCAGCCGGAAACGTAGCAAGAGTCCCGGCGGTATTTCCGCTTCCGCTTACAATATTCCCCCCGCCCTCTGCCGGAACCTCGACAGTCGGGGTGGCGAGATTGGTCATTTCGTCTTAGCCTATACTAGACTGAAGGACTCGGACCCTAAGAACGCCCGTCCCGGAGTTAACCAAAACTCTAACGGCTGCAATCGGAAGCTCATAAAAGCAGTCTATCGTTGCGCTCAGATTCAGGTTTCCAGTCGCGATAAACGGAAGCGGATATAAAGCCCCACCTAAGAGATTGTTCGGATCGTCATAGGTGTGCTGAATTGAGAAGTTTGCAGTCCCAGACACCAATTCAACAGCAACGCTGACATTCATGTCAGATGTAGCGTGCCAGTTAAGAACCTTCCACGGAGAAGACCCTACTCCATTGGTGCCAGCAACCGCCGTGGTCGCCACTGAACCGCTTGGGGTAATGCTCGTAACAGTCACGAAATCTAGGTTAGACTGGGCGTCCCCACCACTTGCTCCAGCGAATGTGTCACTGATGAGATTTCCGGTAGAATTAGTCCCAGTCACAGTCCAATTGATACCAAGGTCGTTACCTCCAGAGGTTACGATAACCCTGCGGCCGATGGCGGAGTTATTAGCCGTAGCCGCATCAATTACCACAGACGCAGACGTAAGCGTAAGTGCAGACGTGCCTGGACTCTGACTGTGCGCAATCGAATTGGAGACCGCTGCCCCCAATTGCTTTGTGAATACTAACGGCTGTGCCATCAGCGCTTCTTTCGGTCAGAGCGTGGCTTTGAGGGTTCGCCTTCGACGGCTATGGAGGGGAACTTACGGCGCACTTTGGCCGCAATTTTCGCCTTCAGTTCCGGATGAAATTGAGATGCCCTAGCCAACGCATTACGGGCGTGGCTAGGGTCATTAATCGGGAAACTGCGGTGTGGCCCCGCGAACGCGCTATCGGGCAGCGCGTTTCTTTGGGCTGCCTTTAAGCGTGCCATAGTGATCCTTAGTCGGACTTCTCGGCGTCCTCGCCAATCTCGCCCTTGGTCACCATCTTTATGCGAGCAGCCGTGGACAGCGGAGCCAAATTTGCGCCAATCCGTCCGCCCCTGGCCCGACCGCGCTTCCCGTGGTGAGCCTTGGGCTTGTCGCCCTCGCCCATTACACGGCCACCCTTCTTCTTCTCCTTGGCACGCTCCATCGCAGGAGAACCAACAGCATTGTACTCATGCTCAACTACGCCGCCATCCTTGCGGGCCATATGACGTGCTCTAGACATTACTTACTCCTTTTCACCCGGATCCGTGGGCTCGGTTAAACTTAGGTGGCCTTGAGGCCAATGAAGGTCGTGGTTGCACCAGAGGCGCTGATCTGGTTGATGTAAACCGGTCCAGAACCCGCTACGGCCGTGAACCCAACCGTGATACAGTTGTTCAGAACCAAACTTCCGCCGGAACTTGCGCTTGCTACAATGGCTGCCGCCGCCGCAGACTGACCAGAGTCAACACCCTGGAGGAAAGCGCAATCATCGAACAGAGCATAACGGTCGATTGCGCTCGCGCCCACGTTGATATGAGCGCTGGCCGACACGCTTGTCAGCATCTGGAACACACAGCCTCGGAAGATATTCCTCGCGGCGCCCTGACCAGAGGTTGCGTTCGCAAGGAACTCCATGGTATAGTTAGTTCCAGTCGCACGAACGGCGGTGTCTCCACCAATCGTGCAGTTCTCAAACAGATTTTCGTCACCGAGAACCGTTAGAGCCCTAGACCCAGCCTGCGCCGCAGCCGTAGCGCTACCAGTCTGGATGAAGTTGCAGTTCTTGTAGTAGTTCTGATGGTTGGAGTTCTCCCAGGCAACCTGAGTTGCCGCCTGAGCGATACCAGCGAAAACCTCGATGTTCTGGAAGATACAGCCAGAAGCCGTGACTTGCACAAGGGGGGAAACAGCACCCGTGGTAGCGGCCGTGTTCGTGATCGCAAGACGCGCCCGAGAGTTCTGCGAAGGCGCCGATAGCCCAATCATGTGGGTCTTGGCCTTGCTCCAGACCAACTTCGCCGTGAAATGGACCGAACCGGTCACAAACACAACGTCGTTGTTGTTCGCAAGACAGGAAGCGTGCGCCTGAACTAGCGTCTTAAAGGGATCCTGCGGACCACCAGTGTTGCCGTCAGACCCATTCGTCTCGTCCACCCAGAAGTAATTCCCAGTGAACGGAGGGACACCAGCAACGCCGAAAAGCGGCATCCCAAGCTGGGAGCCAATGTTCGTGTACGAACCATTGAAAAGCGCCATTTCAACTTCCTCTGTTAGACAGGAGACTCCCGCCCCTAGTCGTCGGGTTTATTCCATTTATCCAAGTACGAAATCACCGAACGAAGTATTTCTTCAGATTCACTCAGCATTCCAACGGCAACATTGCAATTAGTGCAAAGTAAATCTCGGACCTCTCCGGTATCGTGGTTATGGTCCACATTCAACCATCTTACCTTTCCGTTTCTAGTGCCGCGCTCCGGCTTAAAGCAGATAGCGCACACACCATTTTGAGCGGAAAGTTTAGCTTGATATTCCTCGATGCTTATACCGAACTTCTTTCGAAGATCCTTATCCTTATACATTTCCAGATTTTTAGCTCGATGCGCCCGATTATAGGCGTTACGACCTTCATTCGTAGAGAAATCGAATTCAGCCTCTACCCAGTGATGGTTATTCGGACCTATGGGAGATTCAGGATCCTTAGCAGCCAACCTATGTTGTGGCTTCGGTCTTTCTCCTACTGTAGTCACAAATTCATCGAAAGATGCCCACCCATGATCTCCGGCGGTCGCCTCTCTCCAAACCGCCCGCATCCTTATGCGAGCCATCTTATCGAAGAGACGGGCTCTCTTTTCTTCTTCGGTCGGGAAAACGCCGATTTCAGCGCCCTTCCGCAACTCTATTGCTTCATCAAGAGTCTTGCGGCGGCCTAGGTATATTCTGCCGTTTGCACCCTCAATGTGGACCCGCCAAGTCTTGCGGTCCTTTTCCCAATGAATGCCGGGAACTCCACTCGATATTCTCTGGTCCATGTGCGGTCTCCATTGCTGAAGACCGCACCGTAGCACACCTTTTATGGGAACGCAATACTACGATGTGGGCAAGGTACCCCAAATTGCGCGCGGGTCATTGTAATTGAACGAGTAGCGCTCCCAACCCTTCACCATGAGGTTATCAGTCGTAAAATCGACCTGCATGTCTATCTCAAACGGCTCGCGTTCGAGATACAGCAGTCCCGGCTGGTCCGTCTTGATGAACCATGGGAATGCGGAGGTGAAGAACACGTCCTTGACGTATTCGGAGACGCCGCCGGCAACGGTTGGCAGAACGTTGATGTCGTTCATTGCCGTTCCGGGACGGAGTTCCGTGCGCAGGAGGCGGAGGGCGGTTGGCTCGTTGTTCGGGTGAATAACGAGCGTCTTTCCCGTGGCCATCATACGGAGGCCGGCGTTGTCGTAGAAGCCGGTCTGGATGCTAATCATCCCGTTCAGGAGGGATGCTTCGTTCAGGTCTACGTCCGTAGTTGGACGGTTGGCCCAGGTTGTCGGACCGGATCCGCCGGCCGGCAGCGGGTGCGCGGTGTTCAAGAGCGAGACGCCGTCGCCACCGACTGTGGTGTCGTAGGTGCCTGCGTTATTGAAGACGGCAGCCGCGTAAATTTCCTTGGTCTGAGCGAAGGAGCGCTGGAGACCGAGGTTGGATGGGCGGAACTGGGCCTTGTAGAGGTTGTCCGCGATTGTATTACGGGTAATCGCGTAACCCAGGCCGATGCCGGTATGAAGCTGGTTGTAGACCCATGCTTCTCCCGAGTTGTTGTCGAATACGGTCTGGCCGCCGTCCGACTTAAGCTGTGCGAGAGGCAGGAAGCGCATCGAAGCGGTGCGTTCCTGGGCCATCTCTGACTTGCCCTGGTCGAACAGTTTTGGCCAGATTGACGGCCACTGCTTGTATTCACCCGTGACACCACGGAGGCCGGGGAGCAGAAGGTCCCGAATGGCTGCGACGTTAATTGCCATGGCTTAGACCCCCAATAGTGCTTTGTACTGCTGATTATTGAACGCCACGATGACGTTGTTATAACCAGTAGTGATGTCCGCGCCATTTGCCCCTGGAGGCGAGGTTACCAAGTTGACGACCTTGAACGGCAGCGTGTTCGTTGTCGTATAGGTGTTGGTCAGATGCATACCGGAGATGCCGGTAGTCGTGTTTCCAACAGGGGTTGACTCGACATCGACGCAAGTGCCGATATTGGCGAACCCGCAGGCCGTAGAACCCGCTTGGACCATCCACTGAGACTGAGGATCGTCACAGACGTAGCAATCAACGTCGGCGGCGGCGTCAGACCCCGGATAGTAGTTGTTGTAAACCGTCTTCTTCTGGCTGGTTGAGTAGTAAGAGCAGCCGAGGAAGATACCCACGAGGATCTTCGTTGCACCGCCCGCACCGTCGCCGTTCACCCATGGGGTGATATAACCGGCGGCACTGGACGAGTCGTCGCCTGAAATCCACATCCGGACGGCATCGCCGTAGTAAACGGCGGTGACGAATCCGGCTTTAATCTTGTACGGGGATGCACTCCCCGCTCGCGCGAAATTGGGCATACCAGAGGCGGTGCCCATCTGCGCAAAGCCATAAGGCCCTGACACGTTTGCCAATTTTTGCTCCTCACGTCACCGCACAAAGGCGGATCGGCCTGAATCGGTACTGCCTAAGCAGCTATGTTTTCTGGGGTTTCCGATTCGCGGCGCGCGACGGAGAGTCCAACCGGCTTGGCCGGGTCTTCGCTCACTAGCCTCTCAGCGCGAGAACTTTGTGGGCCTTCAACGCCCCTGCATGGAGCATTGGTTATTTTGATAGGGTATCGGGGGAATTACCCCTTTGCAACAAGTATTATTTATCCGGTATACCGGCTAATCATTAGTTATTGGTTGAGGCTCATTCTTTGCGTCTATGATGATGGCCCTGACGTATTCAGATACCGTTACGTTATTCTCGGCGGCAGTTGCTATAAGCCAGTCAAAGGATACCCTGTCTAGTTTCGCCTGTACCCGTATTCGATATGACTTTGGGCTAGCCTTTACTGGCAATTTTATATCGCCGTCCGTACATCATGCGGAGTAAGCCATTTTCCTTGACGCCATACTTCAGTTTTAATCTCTACCTCTCGCTCGTACTTTTCCTCAAATTCCTTTAGTTCCCGCCATGGATTTGACCTGTCTTCGACCGCCTGTATATCGCCTTCTATAATATCCCTTAGTACTCCAAGTTTATTTGACGGATACCCTGTATTAAGTGTATCCAGAGCAAAATCCCTTGCTGCCACGGCCTCTTTTTCGTTTGAATATGTATTGAAAGAGTGTTCGGTCTCCATTGTTACGCTGCCGTCTCTATACTGATAAAAACGCGCCTTTTCCAAACATGACCGAACATATTCATCGGATTCTTTATCCAACGCAGCCCATTGGTTCTTGTCCTGCTCTTCAAGCCACGAGGAAAGATACCGTTTGCCGTCCTTGGATAGAGTGCTTGAACCATCTTTCTCAAGTACGGTTTTCCATTTACGGGTTCTTCCCTTTGTCGCTAATGGAACAACCGTAGCCACAGACCCAGCCACCGCAGACAAATCGGTTGCTGCGATGGCGAACGGTGCTAGACCTAGCCACGATAGTATCGTTCTGCGGGATATCATGCTTAATCCTCAATTGGTACGGGGCGCTCCCAAGTCTTCGTCACACGCGGCTTCACTGAGTCGTGGTCCCTCGTAAGAGTCCCGTCAGGTGTGGCCCCGAGGCGCTGTTCGGCCTCACGTACCTGCCGGCGGGCGTTTGACCGCATCTCAGTACGGGCTTCGTTGGTCAATTCGACCGGACGCTCCATGAGAATCAGGCCGTCCTTGATGATATGCGGCTCCTTGTATCCCGGCGGAAGTAGGTCTAGGTGGCGCTTTGGATCCACCGCCTCCCATCCCTGCTCTCTCATTGCCGCGATGTAGAACGGGTCTTCCTGTCCCATCACGGTGTAGCGCTTCCACTCGTAGCTCGACCCTTCCGGTATCTTATCGAGAGGGAAGTAGAACCGGTCCTCGTTGATCTGCGAAGTCCTACGGCGGCGGCGAGGTGCAGCCTCTGCGCGGACTGATTCGTGGACGGGCTCGTGTACCGGTTCACGGTCAATGGTGGGAGGGCGCTTCGGGCCGGGGCGAGTGATTTCCGGGGGTTGGGTAGTTTCAGACATCAGATGGCCTCTTTCGTGGTGGGAATAAGGTCTACAAAGTAGAATTGCCCCGGAAGTACTCTGTCGAATGCGTGCGGGTTGGTTACGTACATGGTCAGATTTGCGCTTGGTGTCCATTTCGACCATTGGGAATTGGCCGATCCTTCCGGTCCATAAGCTGCCTGTAGAGCAATTTCCTCACCGACCTTAGCCCCACTCTGGTCACAACTAGACTTCACGGAGGCAATTGACATTTTTAGGCGTAACTTTGCAGTCATAACGTCTCCTTACGTTATTAGGTAATTGATGAGGTCATAGAGGCCGAAACCCATGCCAACTATGAACAGAAGGAATGGAACGTAGATGAGGAACAGTATTGTCAGTTCCTCGATGTCTCTACGTCTCAATGTGTGACTCGGCCGAGTTTGCCTTCAGCCTCAAGCTCCAGGAGGTTTCTGGCGTACTGTCCGAATGCTTCCTTGTCAGTGAGGTGCGGGAACGATAGTTTCGCGGCCTCTCTCTGGTCTTTATTCAAGGTTACAGACCGAGTCGTACGGTTACCTGACGCGGCTGGCACGTCCCGATTCACGGGGGCTGATGGTTGCGCCCTTGGCTTTGGAGTTGGCTTTGGCTCGACCACGGCAGGAGTCACCTCAGCGGCGGCCGATACTGGAGTCCGGAGACCAAGCTTTTCCTCTATGGTCCGAAAGTAGTCGTCGCTCTCCAGGGTATAACCTGCCCTGATTGCTGCGTAGTGCCCTTCCATCATCGAAGCATTCTTGACCGGATCTCCTCCGACTTGTGGAACGGCGCATTCCGGGTGAGACCGTAGCCACGCCTGACTTCTGGGGGTGAACCCAGCCACGTATTTATCGAATGAGTTACCAGGAGCCTCTACACGTCCTTCCGTGACTGGACGCTTCGGCGCCAACTCAAGACGGACTTTTTCCGCTTCGAGTCGGTCAATCTGCGCGGCTGATTTCGAGAGAGCCACTTGTGCCGCAGAAGCCTTCGGGAATTCACCGGCTTCCATCGCGCGCTCGAATTCACGCTGAGCGGCCTCCTGTTGCTGCTTTGCGGCCTCGATTCCTGAAGTTACAGCGGTTAGCTCGCTGTTGTCGGCCCTTTCACGAAGGGATGCAGCCTCTTCCTCTTGTGCCCTGCGCGCTTCCTCAGCGGCGAGTCGTGCAGAGCGTTCGTTCTGAGCAGTCTGTTCTGCGGCCACGCGAGCGGCCCGCTCAGTCTCCGCTGTCTTTGTCGCGGCCGTAAGTGCAGCGGCGGCATCGTCTACGGCTGACTTGTCGGGTTTTTGCGTTACCTGAACCTGAAGTTTTGGCTCTGGCTTTGGAGTCTCTTCTGCGAGATCGGGATTGTCCGTCACATCAACAGTGACTTCTCCGTCATCGTCTACTTCGATTTCTGCGTCTTTATCGGACATATTTTTTCCTTACCAAACAACATCAGGGCTGGGGATACGCATACGGAGGTGCATGTCCTCGACCATGCGGCAGAGAACACCACGGACTTTGATTTTTCTGCCATCGCTCACAAACATGGCGCACCAATCTCCGACATTCACATCCATTCCCTTGAAATCGTAGTTTTCATCAGAGACAAAGGCGTGCGGCCCCTTCTTCAGGACAAGACCGGCCTTCCCTTGGTGCTCTGATTCTTTTCTCGTCTGGTCTGGAACGTACAGTCCTGAGGCCATCTGTTCTGGCTGTTCGTAGACTCCAAGCAAGACCCAGTTTCCGAACAATTCGATGTCGCTCAAATCACCAATCTGATCCAGAATCTGCTTCTTCGGATCGACCGTATGCTTCATGAGCATGTTAGGCTTCTTCAATGCACTCATTGATTTCCTCTTTTGTTTCAACACGAACCACTTTTATGCCAGCCTTCATGGCCTGACGTACGCAATCAGCGGTGCCATTCCCGCCCTTACAAGCTATAACCATGTCTGGTTTGTAATTATTGACCATGACCCCATTCCTGATGGGTCCGGCCGCACGTCCGTGCTCGCCCCATTGCGCTGGAACGACTACAACGGTCACATGCCTGTGTGTTTTTGCCCACTGCCCGGCAAGATTGTCAGCGCCACGCGCTCCGCCGTGTATGAGGCAGTCAATTGGCGTTCTTAGATGAATCTCGTTTAAGACTGAAAACAATAAATTACGATTATCGTAATCACGCCCACCGCATACAAGCACTCTCAAATCTGTTCGTCATCCTTCTTTGCATCACCGTAGCGAGCTTTCTCGATTTCGGAACACCAATCAAGCACATTACCTAGAGCTTGGAGATATCCAACCTCTTGACGGTATGTCTCGTAGTCTCCGCAGACTCCAGATGAAATCCCCGACATACGGTCGTCTATTTTTTCGGTGATGATTCGGTATAGCTGGCGGTGAAACGGGTCGTTAATATCAGAAGCCATTATTTCCCCAATTTGTTCAGAAGTCCGAAATCGACGTTCTTTGGGCTGTAGCCATATCCGCCGCGCTTGGCCGCCTCCGCATTGGCGGCCTGAGCCTCAATAGCCCTTGACGGGTCCGGAGACGGCAGTTGCACTACGCCGCCAGAGTCATAAGCCAGCCTATCCGCCTTCTCACTCGGTAACTCGTGATGGGCCGCTCTCTTCCCAACCATGGAGTTAAGTTTGGCCTCTCGGGAAGCCTTCATTTCACCGTAGACGGGGTGAGTCATGTTCTTGTCCTTACCACGATAGATGGTACCAGTGAGATGCCGCTATCAGCCCGGCCACACTCAGACCGATAATCAACGGAGGCCACGAGTTAATACCTTCCTGACTTGGTGCGTCACTAATCATGTCGGCGCCGATAATAAGCACGACGTATGCCATTGTACCGAGAGCAACAAGCCCAGCTACAATCAATGCCATTAGACGGCCTGCGGCTTCATGTGTGCGTTCTTGCCGTACAGCTTGATCTTCTCCAAGCGTCCAGGCCCCGAAAGAGCCCCGGCATGCATATCAACCTTACCGCCCATAGCACGGGCGGGAGTTAGGCCCTCTTCCTTGAGGGTCTTCTTGATTAACTCCTTGTCTTCCTTTTCGTCGGAGTGGACTGCACCACCCTTGGCCTTCCTCGGAATGGCTCGCCCATCCACCTGTTCTTTGTCTGATGGTGAGTAAGGGCCTCCCGTCTTACCGGCGCCAGGAACTGGAGGCCTAAGAACCATATTGTCATCAACCGTACCGCCGTCTGCACGGTTTACACGGCCGCCCTTCTTGTACGTACGGCCGCCACCGGCACGGAGCCCCGGCATACCGCCACCGGGAGGCATTGGGCCGGGCGGCATACCACCGGCCATAGGAGGGGGACCCATCGGCGGTCGTGGCGTCGGCATGACAGGAGGAGGGGTTGGGCCGGCTGCCGGTCCACCGATGGGAAGGGGAGATGGTCCGCCTGCGGCAGCGCCGCCCTGAGGGGCCACAATGACGTTAACATGAGTCGAAGGCTTGTGCTTCGTCCGACCGCCACGGGCGCGATTTACCGCACCTCCGGTAGCGTACGTCGGAATAGGATTGGTCAGGGCCGTCTTGTTCTTGCGAGAAGACCGGTCTGCGCGGGCCTTCGGAGCGCTGCCATTGTC